GCATCCTCTTGCAGGTTGAAGTCCTGATCGTCTGTTGAGACGCGCATATAGCCATATGTTTTCATGCTTTCCAACATAAGCGCGGCTGGCGTATGTGTAAAGATGTAAAATAATTCTGCTATGCGTGCTTTTTTGCTTGATCCCGCCCGTATATGCTATAATGTGTAATTAACGAAACGCAGAACAGGGAACGAAACAATGACCACATCAGCAAACGCCACCGAAGAACAAATCTTGGCCGCATTTGCAGCCGCAGGCCATGAATACTTAGATATTGATGACCTTGCGTTCACGCAAGAAACGCTGGGCGACTTCAAGGTTTCCGCGCAGACTTGGGCGGAATGCAAAGGCGTTGACGATGAAATTTATGAAGGTTTCGCAGCTGTCGAATTTGACGGCGTTCAAGTGAACCCCGGCCAGCAGCGCCACGCCCTGACCGTAATTGATTTTGGCGACATTCGCGCCAGCTACAAATAAGGACCAAGAACATGCTTGACTGGCATCCAAGAAAAGACCCTCCCGAACGCGTCGGCGTCGAAATCCTGCTGGCTTTTGAGTGCTTTGGCTCCGAAAATCACCCTACGCAACCAAAGCAATTTTTGCGTTGGGAATACGAAGTGATAGAAGTTGCGAATTTCGATTCCGCTCATGAACTGGAAGTCGGTTGGCCCGCCAACGAGGCGTCTTGCTGGGCATACATACCAAACCCCAAAACATAAGGACCGATGATATGGCACAAGAAATTTGGGTGATGAAGGCCACCTACGAAAAGAACGCAAACGACGGAATATCCTACCACACGTCCAAATCAGACTTGGCCGAAAGCGTCATGCAGGCCGAAGCTGTTGGCGGTCACGTTCAAGTCTACAAGTGCGTCCCCGTAAAGCATGAGGCGTTTATGGAGCGTGCAGGCATAGAAATTTCAGAAGCATAAAAGGACTACTTTCTGTCATGAAGCGCAGCATAAATGACTACGAAACGCTACCATGCCCGCGCTGCGGCATTCCGGTAAGGCCGTCAACATTACGATCAAATAACGCCGTCCGGTATTATCATAAATGCGTGGATGGAAACCACCATAGCTGGACCATCAACGAAGATGGCGACATTGCAAATGAACTGACTACATAAAAGGACACGAAACAGATGAGTGACCTGACGCAAAAGCCACATCCCATGAATGGCCCTCCGCTCCCTGTGCGTGAAGCGCAACTGGTGGAACGGGACGAGGATGAAAGTATTCAATCTTACAAAAGGCGATGCTGGCAGGCCGAGTTCTCCGCTGCCGTGCGCAAGATTGAAGACGTTCACGTTCGCAACGCATTAATCGCGCTACGACAGATCACATAAAAGGACCGCAGGTGATGGATAGACGGCACTGCGACGACATTGCAGACGACCTGACGCAACCCCAATGTTTGCGGGACTTCATCAACCACGCCCGCGCCCCCGCTCATGGGGCACTCCTTGACGCGCCCTGTCCCAATCTTTTCGCTGACTACCAAGGGAAGCGCGTGAAGGCTGTGATGGCGAGCCGACTTGGTGATTTGGGGGTGACGGAAAACCTGAACGCAGATCACGGGTATGACCATCGGGTCATGGTCGGTGAATTGACTAACTTTTCAGACACTCAGTAAAGGACCGAATGAAATGCCTGACGTAGACGACATGTGGGATGACGAAGAAGACCTTGCGCAATTCGCCGCTGCGCCTTCGCGCAAGCCGCGCTTGTGCCGGGACATTTACGAAAGCAACGTCAATGTTTTGCTTGGTGATCTGCGCCATAAGCTGAGCAAGGTGGAGTACGTTCGATCCACGGCAGAACCGGGCGGGGATTACGAACACACCGTAACAGCCTACGTGCGGACGCTACACGCCGCGCTTGATGCCGCCGAAAAACAGTTTCGGCTTGAACTTGAGCGCGACCAATAAAAGGACGCCAATCATGCCTGGCAAAAACGGACTAGACCGCCAAGACGACAACGGCACTTATCTTGAAGGCCCGCTGGAAGGTCAGACAAGCGTGCAAGTGTTGATTAGCGCGGATGCGACCCGATGGCTGCGACATGCGGTCAAGGAAGTCGGATACAGCTTTGAGGAACTGGTACGCATTTCCGCCGAAGAAGCAGCCCTTGGCCACGCCAAGTCGAACAAACTCATTTAAGGACCGCAGCCGATCAGATCAGCCCCGCATCATCTTAACCAATCATCACCCGCAAGGGCGTTTGAATATATGTGAAGGAACCCCCAGACAATCCGCCGCCGCGCCCGCGCCAAATGGGTAACGCGGCAAGCCAATCGCGGGGCTGTTCTGATCGGCTGAAACGACAAAAAACCCCGCGCCCAATCAAGGACGCGGGGTTTATCCGTCTCTGCCTTTTTCGCAGGACACGTTGATGAAAAGCACCTTTGCGCCCAGTTCCTCCGCAAGCGCCAAAATGGCGTCATGCTGGCCCTCAATGCGCGTTCGGCACTCCATGGGCGTCAGGTATGGACCTTGCGACCCACGGCGGCAATCTGCGCCTGTGGCGTCCAGTTGCAGGCATATGCTGATGACCATGAGCCACATCAGCCCAGAACCTCTGCAATCGCCTCAATCTTGCCGTTTGCGCAGGTCGCGCTGCGTAGGTGTTCGGTTGCCAGCGCGGCAAGTTCATTGACCGTCTGCACCTGGCGGGCGCTGATCGGGCATGGCGTCAGGGTCTCTGTAGGAATGTCCGGCTTGATGAACGTCGTTTCAGTCGCGCAAGCCGTTAAGAAGATCGGCAAGGTCAGGATCAAGAGCCGCATCGGGAATACCTCCTGTCAAAAGGGTTTCAATTTTAGCGGCCATGTCTGCGCTTTCCTGCGCAAACCGTGCCGCGCGCGCTTTCTCAACATCGCGCGCAAGGGCTGACTGTTCTGCCCGCGCCTGGTACGCCGCAACCGACCGCTCAAGGCTGGCGTTTTTGACTGTCAGGGACGCATTGGCCCGCATCAGCCACATTGACCACCCGCCAAGGGCAAGAGCCAATGACAGGGCCGCATAGAGGGCGCATCGGGCAATCATTGCTCTTGATCCACAAGGCGACCAAAGACGCCCGCAATCGCAATCACAACAGCCGCAACCGCTAGCCACTCAGCAGGCACCTGTCTGCGCATTTCATCCGGCACCGCAAGCCATGCCGCAGGCGCGGCCCCCGATAGGGTCAGGCACCAGACCGAAAACCAACGCCAGGCGTTCTGCCATCCTTCAACCAACTTCATTTCGTGACCTTTCCAAACAGGGCCAGCAATGCCATCCACCATGGCCTTTTTGCGGGCGTGGGGTTAATCTTTTCGTAATCAATGGCTGGGGGCTTTGGCGCATCGGCATCGGCCAACACCGCTTCGATCACGCCGCGAATATCGCGCCGGATTGCGCTGCTCCAAACGGGCGAACGTCTGGATGACATTTTGGTGTATTCGGTGATTTTGCCGTCACCCGCCCAAACGCCATCAAAAAACAGGTCGCGTTCTTCGCCGCGTCGGCGGATGATTTCTTTCGGCTTGTTGTAGAGCATGAACGCCGCCCGTGCGCCCGACACGTCACCCGCTTTGAACCGCTTGACCCAACTGGCCCGCTTGATCGCGCCCGTGTTCCAGTGGAAACTCAGCGCGGCGGTAAACTGCGCCTCCGACAGCAGATAGCCTTTGAACACCTCGCGCACATCGTCGGCGTAGCGTTCCAGCGCCCAAAGAAATATCTCCATGCAGTGCTGCATCGTTTGCGGGTTGTTGATGTAGCGGTCAACATTGTGCCCGGTGGCGCTGGTCAGGCCGACGCTCCACGTATTCACGCCCACGCTGTCCACATAGGTTGAGCGAATAACTGCTTCGTGGTGCGCCACTTCAAGCGCAATGCGGGGGGTGATTTTCATGGGGGTGTCCTTAGATTAACGGTTCAAGTCGATGGAAAACCTTGTCCACCTTCTTGTTATCGCAGAAGTGCTGCGTTCTGATTTCGACCCAATCGTAAACGTCAGGGGGTGCATCAAACGAAATGCGCAATGTCTGATGGCCTGCGGTTCGGTCCTCATTCAGCGGTGGCCCGTCCAGATCACGCCAGCGCAGAAAGCGGGTTTCCCCTATGACGCTGCCGACAACCTCAAGCCGCTTAAACTGGCAGTCGCCCTTGGTGAAATTCGCCACCACCTCGACCGTGTTGCCCTCGCGCTCCACGCGCAAAACGTCAACATCGCTGTATGCCGTCGGAGGCAGGTTGATCCAATAGGCGAAGGCCAGAACGCACAATGACGCAAAAAGCATGGCCCGGCTTTCGACCTTGCTTATTACAAGGCCAGCCATTGCCGCACCTTTTCCGCCACTTGCTCCCACGCCGTGATGGCCCCCGCGAACGCCGCCAAAAGAAAAATTGCCCACTTTGCGAACCGCCCGAAAAACTGAAAACCCTTGAAAGCCTCGACCATCGTGCGAAGCGCTTTTATATCCGCCGGGGAAAAGTCGGGGTCTTGTTCCGCTTTTTCGATCATCCGACGTAACGCCGATAACTCGGTTTCCGTCCATTTGTCCGTCATTCATTTTCCGCCTATGCCCGTGCGTTGGTCGTCGGCTTACTGCTTTCAGCCTGTTGAATGCGCTTATGCGCTTCTGGATATTTAGGAGTATTCATTTATGAAATGCCTTGCTTTCAAGGCATTTCATCAAACGATTTTTAGCGTTCCGCTGTCATTCCATACCGCGCCAGCAGGCAGCCCGACGGAACTCGTAGCCAAGCCCGTGAATATCAAATCGTCAGATGTATTTAACTCAATTGACCCATTGCTATCTAGTTCAATTTTTCCGGTTGTAATGTTCAAAAATCCAATCGTTGTGCCAGACCGAACTAGAGTTATAGCCGGGCCATTGTTCCCGGTTCTGTTTAGCGTTATCGGTGTGATTTGATGGCTTGCTATGGAGAGACCCGTTCCGGTGCTGTAAAACAAGCCAGAGTCTGCGCTGGTGTCGGAAGAGTTTCCCCCCAGTGTTGTGTCAAAACTTCCGGCGTGTATTTCCTTTAGAGGCTCCCCAAAGACAAGAAAAGAAGGCGTTGACGGGTCGGCGGCTGATCCAACAGAACTTGAAAAGAAGACCATGTTTGATCGATCAGGACTAGCATCTGCAAATTGCACTTGCTCCACATCGGCCCCGCCTCTTGAATAACCTGACAGCCTCAAGCCCTTAATACCCGTTGCCACGCTCACAGGATAAGCGCCCGCGACTGCGGAGTCCCATCGAACCTCAGCTTCAATGATTTGCGTATTTGAGCGCCGCACATCAAAGGCAATGCTGCCAATATTACCCGCGCGGCAGTGAACAAGCGCTGTATCTGTTCCGTCAATGTAAAAGCCTGTTGGCGGGTTGGAGCCGCCGAAAGTGCGAACATCCGTAAACTTGTTTCCGCCAGCTTCGATTTGCACACATGCTGTTGTCGCGTTTGATGCGTTAGTGCCGTAAAAGAAATTATCAACCGCACCCGCACGAAGGTGAAGCGAATACGCTGCCGCATTACCTGCGGTGAAGTTGCAGGCGCGGATGGTGTTGCTGTTGAATGTTTCACCCGAATTTGTCGCTGGTCCTGCAACAAAACAGGCAACATTTGGATTAATGCAATCCAATCCAGAAAATTCTCCGTATCCGTTTTCTTCAATTTCAATGCAATAATTTGCAAGGTTGTTTGCGTTAACTCTAATATCTCGGATGCAAACCCCGGTTGAATTTCCGGTTGTTTTGTAAAGAATGGCGTTAGAGACACCAGACAGCCCCTTGATTTCTGTGATCCTGCGCCCCGCGCCCTGAATTATTGTCTCCGCAGGGATAAGGAGGTCTTGCCCTGTTAGATAAATCCCTGCGGGTATGTGAAGCGAAGAACCCTCGGCGGCATTTATCGCAGCCTGCAAGGCAGGGCCATCGTCCGTTGAGTTGTCGCCCTTGGCCCCAAACGATTTTGCATTGTAGATGCCAACCGACGCGGGCTGGATGTAAAGTTTTGTGCCGTCCGATCTGGTGGCGTTATTATCAGTCGCCCCAGACGCCGCAATGGTGGCGGCAAACCGCTCTGTTTTTGTGTTGATCTCCTGCCCCTCTACATATGAAGTTGTATCGGAAAACAGTGCGTCAATATCCGACAAGAAAACCGGGTCATCCGGCCTGTCAGCCATGCGAACGCTGTCATTCTCATAAAGCGTGACGGCATCAGAACCCGAAACGCGGATTTTGTACGTTCCGGCAGCAAGGAATACTTGTTCAAACTCGCCCGCAGCATTGGCAACAAGGGGGTGCGCCTGCGCCGTTGTGAGGCTGCTGTCGCTGTACGTCGTGACGGGCGTGGTTGTGCCTGCCTCGAATACATAGAGCAACGCGCCAGATGCAGCATCGCCGTTGGCATCAAGGCCACGAATAAACGGATTAACTAGAGTGGCCATGTGGCCCCCTTTCTAAAAGTGTGAATGTTGATTTTTGGTGTTAGCCGCCGATTTGGAAGTGCGGCCCGTCGCGCATTTTCCAACCGCCGCCCCAGGTCACAGGAACGCCGCGCTGTTGCGCAATGCGCTGCACGATATTGTTAAATTGGCCGTATCGGTCAAAGTCCCAATTGGCCTTGCCGCCCTCGATCAAGGCGACGTCAATCGCATTGCCTTTGATGTGTTGGCTGTTGAGCGTGTTGGTCACGATGTTGCCTGGCGCTGTTCGGCCTTGCGCGTAAAGCGCCGCCTGCCGCTCTTGCGTCCTCATGCCCTCGGTGATCCGCCAGCCCTCGCCCGCCTCAACCATCGCCGCTTCGATGACCTCACGCAGTTGCGGGTTAACGCCGCCCAGATTAACACCGCCGTTGCCCGTGGGTGTCGCCCCGGCCTTCGCCGCTGCGTCCAAGGCATCGGCCCCCGCCAGCGCATTAGCTGCAGCGACCGTTGGCCCGCCATTGTCCCGCATTGCCGCGAACATGTTGCTAGGCTGCTGCGGGCGCTGCTGTTGCATCTGCGCAAGCGCATTGAACGGGCGCATATAGTTGCCCGCCGTGTCGATCTCTGTTTGACGCATGTTACCGTCCTTGTTGATTTATCGCGGCAAGTGGTTATTTATGAGATATGGAAACTCAAACCAGATTGTATCGCGTCACGCGCACCGCTTTCTTCGCGGCGTCGATCATTGCGATACCCGTTTTCCTGTTTTCATATCTGCACATGCTGCGGCTTCTTTTCGACAGCCAGCCCGCTTGGGTGTTTGTCTTGGTCGGCCTGAGCCACTTCGTTACCTGGATAGCGTTTGCGTTGCTGCATGACTTCCGGCGAGAAAGGCAGAACCTGCCACCGTATTACCAACAAACGCCGCCTGCTGATCCGTCAACCGCTGACCGTTCATAGCCTTTTCAACCATTTTCAGAGCAGACCGCGCTTTCCGGCCCCGCGTCTGAGCAAGGGCCGTTGCGATTTCTTCAAAGATACCAGACTCGCGCAACGCCTGCGCCTCTTGGGTCGATCCTGTGAAAATCTGAACAAAGCGCTTTGAAGCGTTCAACGGCTCACCGCTCCCCAGAACCTCAAGCATTCCCGGCGCGGATTGCTCCCTAACGCCGCCTTGGATGCTTTGCCTGATGGCTGTCTTTGAGTTTGCAGACAGAGCGGCCCGCAGTTCAAAGGCAACGATGGTGGGGTCAAGACGGTCAAAGAACTCTTCTGACTTCTTTTTCCCAAGCGCCATTGTTAGTTTTTGGCGACTTGCTCGGCTGGAAACCTCTCGCAGCAACTTCATGGCCTCGCGGGCGTCGGTGTTCGGGTCTGAAATGGTCGCGGATACATTGGCCAAAGTGTCGTCAAGATATGTTCTCACGCCCTGCAGTGTCGCCCTGCGCTCTGCCTTTGTGGCGTTAGCCAGCGCTGCCGCCACGTCCTCGCGCTTCGTGCCGCTGCGCAGAAGTGCGTAGCCTGCGTCGCCCGCCTTGACGCGACTGATGGCGTCTGCCGCCACGTTTAGCGCCTCCTCGTACTCAGGCACGGCACCCTTCAAGGCGTTGCGGATGTTGGTTGCAAGCGCATTGTAGCCAGCCCCAAGGGGGGTCTGTCCGCCAAGCTTGCCCTGGCCGTCTGCCTTGTCGGCCACGCCCTTCAAGGCCCGCGTGATGTAGTCGATCTGGCGCACGTCCGGCAGGGTGTCAAAAGTGACCTTTCCGTCATCCCCAACGCGGGCGATGATCTGCGCACTTTCCTCGCCGTTAATCCGCATCAACTCATTGGCATCTTTGATCGCGCTCTTGGGAACACGTTTCAAAAGACCCTCGATCATTCGGCCACGCCCTTGCGAGTAATCAATTGGCTGCGCATAGGCGTTGTCGTAAAAGCTGCTCCGTTCACCAGACGTTTCCTTGCGCACGTCTGCCGCCATTTTCTTGATGCCGGACGGCTTGCCGAATGTCGCGTCAAGCGTCTTCGTCAAGTCCCTCGACACGGCAGCTACGCGCCCGTCAACAGCGTCACGCGCAATCTTGCCCGCCGCCCCGCCAGTGTTCGCCGCAGCGTCCAGCAACTCAGCCGCAGGCTGTCCCGCGTCCGCAAGCATTGCGTCCGGCCCGGCGCGTCTTAGCGCCTCTGCCGCTTGATCCATATCACCCGCATCAAGGGCGTTTTTCACAACCCTTGCCGCTGGTGCGGATATGCTCAACTGCTTTGCAATCACTGAAACGTCAGACCCTTTGAGATAAGTCAAAGCCCGCTTGATGCCTTCGCCCGCAAAAGGTGCAGCCGTTCCAAGAACGCCGCCCGCAATGCCGCCAAAGATGCCGCCTTGCTGCGCATTTCCTAGCCTGTCGCCTTCCTTGCCTGCCCCGTAGAAAGCGCCTTCCAACGCCCCGACGACAGCCCCGCCAAGGCCCGACTGAATTGCCCTTGTGCCTAGCGTCTTGCCCGCCTGTGCAATCAGCGATGGCCCTGCAGCAACAGCAAGAGGCACCGCGCCCGCGACTGTCCCGCCAAGCCCAAGGGCCGCGCTTTCAATCGGGTTTTCCCGGTCCATTGCACCAGATGCCGCCCGCACACCTTGCCGGGCATCCTCGCCAAACATAGCGCCTGCAGCTTCATCAACATACGACCCGACAAAAGGAACGCCCTCGGCAGCTTTGATTGCCCTCGACGCAATCGGTGCCTGATCAATCATCTGCTGATCAAACCCGCTTCTCGAAACATCTGCAGGCGTTGCCCCTTGCATGATTTTCTCAATCTGCGCGGGGTCCGTTGTGGCATATGCCGGGCTGGTAAAGCCTAGATTGCCGTCCTGCCCCCGGTAAATAATACCGCCGTCGTCCGTCGTCGCAACAACATCGCGCGGGGGCGCTGCTGCCGCCCCCACGATGGGTGCATCCTGCCAAGACGGTTTTGCCTGCTGCCCGACGATGGGCGCATCCTGCCAGCCTGCCATTATGGTTTCCTCCGTTGCGTGCCATCGGGGGCAATAAACACCGAACCTGACGGCAGCGCATCATATCCAGATTGGTCTGATATTGACGGCATCTCAGGCGGGGTTGCGCTTTGCTGCTCTGCCCAGCCAACCGGGCGCTGTGCCGCAACCGAAAGAATATCTTTCAACTCAACCAGCGCCTGGCGGTAATCTTGTGGCGACTGCGCACTATCCAAGCGGCCAATGGCATCCGTTGCCTTCTCGCCTTCTATCTCGGTGATTTGCCCCGCGCCCTTTAGGCTTTCAAAGGCTTGCAGGAACGCCTGCCCGTTGAGTTGCTTGACCCTTGTGCCGAAACGGCGCTGGTCTGTGCCGGGTATGTTCTGCGTCCAGGCAAGCATTCCCGTTGCCGTGTCCAATGCTGGGTCATTCAGAATGCCTTCAATCGTGCCAAGCATCGCTGCAGGGCTGGACGGGTTAGAGGCATCTGTAGGGTCGCTGTTGCCGCCGCCAATGGACACAAGGGGCTTGCCCGTCGTTGGGTCGTAAACGATTGTTCCTTTGCCTTTTTTGGCCTGCTCATAGTCAAGGCGCGACAACGGCTGACGGCCTGCCGCTTGTTCCTCTGATAAATATCTGCCGTATTCATCCGCAGGCTTTGGTGCCGCGTTGAACTCGCGCACATCCGCAAGTGCATCAAAAACTGTCTTATACTTGCGCAAGATTGCAGGTGCTTGATCCAAGGACGCAATCGGTTGTTCTCCCGCCGCCTGCAAGACGCTGTTAAACCCTGCAAGGTCGCCACTTTCAAAAAACGGAATTGCCTGCATCAGACCCGCCTCAACCTGCGCTGCCGCCTGTTGCCGCTCAACCTCACTCATGGCCGCTGTGCTTTCTTTCAGACGTAGCCGGAGCGCCTGCTCTGCACGGCTGTCAGATGCCGCATTGCGCCCGCGCTGATACGTCCGGTCCTCGCGCTGCGCAGCCCGGTCCTGCAATTGCATTCCCGTTTGCGGATCAAGGCCCATGATTTGTTGCTGGACCGCAGGGTCATTGATGTCTTGCGTGGCAAAGATGTTGCGCAGCTTGAATTGATCATTCGCCTGCCGCATTTGCAGACCAGCCTGCACACCGCCCGTCATGCCCGCGAAGAAGTTCTGGCCTACTTTGATTGGCGTCTGTTCCATTACGATGCCCCCCCGAATGGGTTAAATGCGGGCTTGATGCCAAGGCCGGGGTTTTTCCCAAGGTAGCCGCTGTTTGCCATGCCGTAGATGTTCGACATGTTGTTGATGCCGCCTGCAAAGGCATTGCCCACGCCGATTGCGCCCTGCGCCTGCGCATTCCCGCGATTAAATGCGTTTGCGCTCACGCCGCTGGCATAGTTGTTGCCCGCGCTGATTTGCGCCTGCGTGGCGTTCTGGCCCGTTCCAGCAAGGCCGCGCATTGCGTTCATTTGGTCCTGATATACGCCATAAGAGCGGTTAAATTGGTCTGTCTCGCGGCCCACAAAATTGCCGTATTCCTGCGACCCGATGCCCTGCCCAAACCGCATGGCGTCCTTGGCTGCAGCGCCTGAGAAACGCATACCCCGCGCCGATGCCATCCGCTCCATGGCCTTGTTACCTTCGTCCAGGCGGAACTGATAGCCGGGCGATGCCTCAAAAGCCTGCTGGGAAAAGTCAAGGTTCGCGTCGGGCTTGTTCAGCGGCGTATAGTCGAAAGCGTTCTGCGGCTGGCTGTCGATATAGCCCTGCGCGTCCGCGCGCGTGTCAAACGACTGCCCGTTGACCGAAAATTGCATAGGGCTTTCGTTCGCAACCTGGCGCGTACCTGTCTGCTCACCCTCACCGCGTCCGCCCTGCGCATAGATCGCTTCTGTGCTGTAGGTCGGCCCGCTGCCCGTCTGTGTGATCTGCATCGGCCCGTTGCCGCCCGTGCTGGGGCGTGGCCCTAGACCGCTCTCGAACGCCAAGGCCGCAAGGGCGTTGTTGCCGATGTTGCGTTGCGGTTCTGTCAGCGCGACTTGCTGGTCAAAAATATAGCGCTGCGTTTCGTCGGCTTTATCCGCCGCCGCCGCTTGTGACTTTGCAGCCTTGCTTGCGGAAACGCCCTGAATAACGGAGCCGCCAAGTGATGCGCCTGCCAGCCCTAGCATTGGATTAGGCATTATTGAACTCCTGCCAAATTTCGCTAGGGCTTTCGCCGTAGCTTCTATAGATTTCTGGGCCGACCTTAACCGCCCACTCATCGCCGCCGCATATCCACGCGATGACATGCAAAACGTCATAGTAACCCGCCCGCAACATGTAGCTTTTGCACACGTCTGAGGCTGTCCCACGGTCAAGCACGTTGGAGGCTGACCACTTGAGATAAAGGCCCAGCAGCGCTGGCCTTAAAATGTGCGCATTTTGCGCGAAAAAGGGCTGATATTCCTTGCCAAAGGCCAGCCAAGACAACAGAGCGTTGTGGTTTTCACACTTGCCACTGTCCTCCAGGTCGTCCCATTCCTGAATTGCAGTCCATAACTGCGCTGCGAACGTGCAGGCGTCAGCGTTGCCATTGAACCAAACTGCAAAATGATCGTTCATGGTTGCTGCGGTCACGCGGTTTTATACCCGTCAATCTTGACGTTGATCGTTGCCGCCGTTGATGCCGTTGCATCAAGCGTATCTGCCGCGTCCAGGACCGTGCCCAGATAGGCGTGAAGCGTCACCGTTTCATGCGGCCCCAAGGTCACGCCCTTGGCGATTTGTGTGCTGCCGAAAAACAGGTCAAGCGTTTCGACCGTCGCCGCTGTATTGTACGCCTCTGCATAGGTGATTGTCGTCACCGTGGCGGCGGGGCTTGTGACCAGCGTCGTGGACGTGGCCCCCGGCTGTCCGGTGTAAAGATTGCTCTGCGTGCCCATTATGTTTTCACCATCCAGTTAACGCCAAAAACAGGCGGAATAATGCTAAACGGCTGCTGATCGCCGTTGTCTTGCGTTGATATGTTTGATCGCGCCCGCTCGACCTTGATTTCAGCCCGGCCCTTCATGACGTCGCCGCTGACTTCTGCGGGGTCAATCTCAAGGTCTGTTGTCGCGGAATTGACAGAAATGCCCGTCGTCGCGGAATTGGTTGCGCCAGACGCAGGCGTGTTATGATCGCCGCCATCGGCTGATTGATTTACCGCTGTTGATTTTGCTATGCCTGCGTGGGTGTGGCCTGGGTCGTTGATTGTGTGCGTGTGGGCGCTCTCAGTTACTTCGTGCGTGTGGCTCTGCGCCTGGAAGCCGTGGCCATGGCCCTTATCCGTCGCGCCGTGCGTGTGGCCCTTATCTGCAACGGCATGGTTGTGCGTGGGCAGTTCCGTTGTGGTCAGCGTGACCGTTGCCGCGCCCGCCGTGCCGTTAAGCGAAACCAAAGCCCCCGCGCCCATAGCGATGCGGTCGGAATAATCCGGCAGGGTGATGTATCCACCCGTCGCGCCGAATATCTCGGCCAAGTCGGGATAAAGTCGTTCCTCGACAAGCTGCCCGTTTAGAAACAGCCACCCGTCAGGCTCGACTGATGCCGCTGTCATGCGGATTGTTCCGGCCCCGTCGCGCATGTCCTGCACTCTGATGCGGAAACTGTCTAACCAGCGCAGAAATTCGCGGGTGATAAAGACCTTGCCGCCCTTAACGTCCCCAATGTGCGTGTCCCCACGCGGGGCAACGCTGGGAATGTTACGACTAAGCCAGGTCATACTGCACCCCGTGCAAGTCGCTACCCACCGCGTCGGTGATGCTTACCCGCACCTGAAACCGCTGGAACGCGCCAAGGCCGTGCCACTCTGCAGGCTTGCTGTAATCACCCAAGGCACCAAAGCTGCGCCACATTTCAGGCGACCATGTGCGCCCGTCTCTGGATGTTTCAAGCATTACCTGCGGGTCCGTATCGCCCGCCGTGCCGCCGCTGATTTGCATGTGAATGCGCTTCACCCGGACGTGTTCGGCATTATATGCCGGAACGGATACCGCCCTGCGCAATATTGTTTCGCCGTCGTCGGTGTATGTGTTTTCGTCCAGCGTGACGATCTTGCCCGTATCGGTGCCGTAGTATTGCTGAGACCCAACACGGCACCCGCACACAACATACCAAGGCTGACCTTCAACGCCCGTGGTGCGCTCATGCCAAAGGCCCGTTGTCATGTCGTAGCAGAGCGTATTTCCGCTGGTCATGCGGATGGCGTAAAACTTATGTCCGCGTTCCTCGAAGGCAATCGCGCTGTGGATTTCACCCGCCCGCAAGTCTTCCTCAACATCGCGGGTGCTGATGACCTGGGGCGCAACGCCTGTGGCGCGATATGCCACCAGATCGTCGCCGACAAAGAAGACCGCGTTGTCCTCTTTGGCGATGGTTGTCGCCTTGTGCAGACCTCGCTCAATCTTTGCCCCGCTGTTGCGGGCGAATGGAAAATCTGCATCGCCGCTGTTGTACCAGACTTCTAGGCTCTTGCTGCCAAACATCCAGACTTCACCGTGGTCTGAAATGGTGGCAAGCAGCCCGTCCGCATCGCTTTCAGCGGCAGCAAAGTCCAACCCCGCGAATGTCGTCGCGTCGTCCAGGCCCGAAACCGTGATTAAGTCCTTTCGGCCCTGGCCCTCGCCCACGACAACAATATACCCGTCCAATGCCGTCAGCCAAACGGGTGCTGTTACCGCGCCTGTTGCGTGGCTTGTGAGCGTTGCGCCATCGCTGACATAGTAGGTATTCCCGACGATCAGCGCAATTTGCGTGGCGTTCTGCGCAACGGATACATGCTCACTTTTGCCGACTGCGCCGATCACCGCGACCGTTGATCCGACCACTTTGACCAGATTGCCGTTTGCAACCGCGTAAAGGACGCCGCCAAAGCCGAAAACAGCCCGCACAGAGCCGATTACATCAGCCTGGGCCACTGTGCCCCCCCGCGCCATAAGAGACGCAGCAGAAACGCCCTCCGTGGCTCTGGCAAACCAGTTTATGCAGCGCTCTCCGCTGTATCCACGGTTTGACGCTGTTTTGGTGGCAAATGGAATTAGGGGCATCAGTAGAACGCCGCCCGCTGGCCCGCTTCGGCCTCGGCAGTCGTGACCGTGCCGTCGCTGTCGGTATCGCGGCGGTCTGTCCGGTCGTCCGGCAACAGCGCGGCCCTGATCCGCGTCAATGCCCGTGAACGCGATGGCGCGGGAAACCCATAGGTAGACGCAATCTCAGACGCCACCATATCCGCCAACGCCAGAAAGATGTCATCCGGCACCGTCTCAATGGTCCAAGCGATTGTTAGCCCGTGCTGGTCTGACAGTTCGTCAAGGACGCCCTGCATCGCTGTCACTGCATACGCCTTGTCCTCGGCGGTCGGGTCGTCCGACAAGGAACAGACGCCGATCACGCGCAAGGCTCTGGTTGAAACGTCCAGGCTGGTTTTAGTCACTGGCTTTGACCTTCTTCGGGCCGCGCTTCACTTGCTCAAAGTAATCAAGCGCAGCAATCTTTTCCGCCAATGGTTCATTGTCCGAAAGGTCCACCGCCTTGCCCTTTTCAAAGCAAACGCCGCGCAGCGTGATTTCGTACAGATCGCCCGTGTATTTGAATTTCATCTTAGTGCCTCCTAAGCATAGGAAAGGGGCCAGTTTCCCGGCCCCTCAAGATATTTAGGAGTCTGCGACGGATGCAAAGAAACCCGTAACGACGCCATGGTCTTTCAGGTCTGCGGTGTCGGTCGTACCGGAGCCGAACACCATCTTTTCAATGCCGCCCATTTCCATAATCGCGCAGCCCTTCTTGCGGCCATAGTCAAACGTCTCCTCGGCTGACTTCCAGCGCGATGCCACGCCATAGCCAAGCGCCTGGGCACCACAGAAGTAAACCGGGGCCACGTCAATGGCCGCAGCGCCAACGCCGGAGATTACCGCAATGTCATGGATTTCCTTGAAAATCATGCCATCCCATTCGATGTCGCCGCCCTTGAACAGCTTCTCGTTCTGCATACGC